TCTCTCGACAAGAGATGATGAAACAGTTTGGCGCGCAGCCGCAGATCCATCGTGAACGATCCCATAAGGGCGAAGTGAGCCAGCCGCAGCAGTGGAAGGTATAGAGAATGGCAACCACGATGTTTCAGCTTCGTCAGCAGGCGCGGGCTCGGCTGATGGAGACGTTGGCACTCACACGACCGGCTGCACCGCTGGTGTCCGCACAGGGCACGACCGGAGCGAGCACGATCAGTTACTTGATCGTGGCAACGAATAGCAGCGGACATTCGGAAGCGAGTCAGGCGACCACAATTACCAACGCGGCGGCCACGCTGACCGCTGTGAACTTCAATCAGATCAATTGGCAAGCCGTACCGAATGCGAGTGGCTACGATATCTACCGCTCAGCTACGAACGGCACGAACCCAACGACGGTTGGTTTGATTGGTAGCACGACAGCGGCTGTGACGCTCAATGACACGGGGCTGGCGGGCGATACGACCGTCGCACCGACAACTAACACGAGTGGGATTGAAGCGCCGTTCTGGACGGAAGACGAACTGCACACGTTGCTCGTCAATGGTGCGAAGGATCTGTGGAAGGCGATTGTCGATCTCCATCAGGGGCATTTCGTGCGTGTGGTAGATACGACAACCACACCCGCAGGCACCATGAGCTACCCGGTTGGTGTGAGCGCGCGTATGACGCTCTTTACGGGAGTGCCCACGGACTGTTTCCGGATCATGAATATCGAACCGGAAGACTTGGGGAGCACCGGATCGCTGGTTCGTTATTTCAAACCGAAGCAGATGTCCTCGCAGGATTTTCAAGCGGCTCGTGCGATGACTCTTCAGGATAGCAGCAGCTACCTGACGATCTACTATGACATTTTGAATGCCGGTAGTCCGGTTGGGGCACCGACGATTATTGGTGCGCCGCCCGTGAGCACGGCGATCCCGATTCGCTTGATGTATGTGTATACGTTGCCCACACTGGTAGACACAGACAGCAATCCGATCCCCGGTGAGAGCGACAATGCATTGATCGCGTGGTGCGTGGCGTATGCGAAGTCGAAGGAACAAGATACGGTGAATCGAGTGCCGGATCCCGGCTGGCTGGCGGTGTATGCGACGGAGAAGCAGGGGCTGCTCGTGGCTCTCACTCCGCGACAGGAACAGGAAGAAGAAGTCGTTGAAGGTCTGTTTGAGTGGTACCAGTAATGGCGCCGCTGAATGTTCGGAACATGGGCGAGCTTGGCGTCAACGTCGATAACAACCCGCTGGATCTGGACGACAACCAGTTGACCAAGGCACAAAACGCTGTGACGGATCCTTCATCGGGTCGGTCATCGTTGCGCAAGCGGCCGGGGCTCATTGGTTTCAACACGTCCGATGTTTCCGCCACTGTGCTTGGGGGATCACCCGTTCCCGGTCCCAATCTGAGCACTGGGGGCAGCGTGACCATCTATATCGGCCGGGGACCGATTAGCTAATGGCTTCTTACTTTCAAGAGTTTACGATCTTCCTGACCGATGCGGACGAGTGTGCGGCAGCACAGGCGGCGTATCCGGACGGGATTCTCGACGCACCAAATACGGTCGCTGCGACGTATGGGATCGCGGTGCCTTTGGTGTCGAGTTATGAAGGTGACGCCATTTGGGCCTACGGGGGCGGCACCGGCACATCTGGACTGACGAATGCGGTTGCGAGCATTGCGATTGCATCGGGGTTCGTGCTTGATAGTTTCAATAATCTCGTGGCCTTTACCGGCGCTCCCGGTGGCACGTTGTTTTGGCGCGGTCGGTTTCTACGACGTGGAGCAGCAGGACCAGCCACCAAGGAAGCATTACAGACGCATCGATGGATGGTGGGGTTTGAGCGGGCCAACAACGGCGATCAAGTAACGGGGGGTGCGGCAGTTCAGCGCATCAATCGTGACGCCAGTCGTACGTTGGAAGGCATGGGGTTGGCCTTGCGGAGCCCTGCGGCCGAAGTCGTGACCATGACGATGCCGTCTACGGGGACGGGGTTCCCCGCCCGGTATTCGTGGGAACGGTTGTACGTTCGACTTCGAGCCTACCCCACTGCGAACGAAATGATCTGGGGATGCAAAGGCGGGGGACAAGCCGGAACGGCCGGACTTCTGTCTGTAACGCCTCAAGGGCTTTTGCAGTTTTACAACAAAGGGAACCAAGCGTTTCCCGGCACCGCTGCGGGTTCTCCTGTCGGGCCGTTGGGCTTAAATCAATGGGTCAAGCTGGATATGATTTTCGGCTTTGGCCTGTTGGCATCCGGCGGAAGTGGTGATGGGTTTATCGGCGTCTATATCAACGGGGCCTTATCCATTCATGTGTTTGGGAATGGGCCAGTCGGTCCAACGGTCGGGGGAGCCGGGGGACTGTTCAACATCGTTCAAACACACCTATCGAGTGCCGTGGGTAATGAAAATACCCCTTCGACGGGGCTAGAGATCGATTACGACGATTGGACCAACAAAACACAGCCGCAACTCTATACCGGCGACGATTGGATATTTGGCACGCACATTCAGCCGTTGCGCGTGACCGGATTCGACACCGGGCATGATGCAGCGTGGGGCGGCGCGTATCAGACGCTTGATGGCACGCCCGTGATTGGGCAAGCCGCAGCGGATGAACTGTCCACGTCTACGGCGTCGTTGTCCATTGCCGCCACGACAGATTTCAAGGACAAGCATGCGGGGTGTTCCGGCTTGCAGCTGTCGATGTTCCATCGATCATCGGGGGGCACGTCCGAACAATTGGGGTATTCGATCAACGGCGCCGCTGCGGTCATGCAGGCCGTGGTTACATCGACTGGCGCATGGTCTGTGCCCGCAGCGACTACGATGGCGCAAATTCTCTACAGTGCGGGTGGGAACCTGACGGCTCCCGCGCTCACCACGGTAGGGCTGAAGTATACCCGTGACGCCTTGGGGACATTGCGAGCCGTGAATTTGTTGTATGGGGCAGCGGAATACATGGGTATCTGGGGGGATGAAGATCTCATCAATCTCGATAATCCATCAGAATTGCCACCCCGGCAGGGTCCACACAATAGCCCCTATTACGATCAAGGGTTCGGGCAGACGGCAGTGCAGTTCGGAATGGGGCAGGTAGAAGTGATGGCCGGGACATACACCGGCAACGGCACGGGACAGGATATTACGCTGTCTTTTCCCGGGCACTGGATCTGGATTCGTCCCTTGACGTTGGGCACAGGCGGCGCTCGCTGGTTTTCCTCTATGCTCGCCGGGCATGGGCCGCTGATCGAAACGGCGGAAAAAGGGATGCTCGTGCGAGCGTTCCAAACGGTCAATGACTCGGGTGTGCCATCGAGCTACAAATTCAGCGTGAGTGGGACGGCTGCAAACAGCAACAACACGGGTGTGGAGTATCAGTACGTGGCGTTCAGTGACCGCGCCATGCGGTTCTTGCTGAATGGATCGTACCTGACGCTCAGTGCCACAGCGAGCTTCACGCATTCGCTCTACAACCCGAGTTTTACTCCGCTTGGTGGGTTCCTGTTGCCGGAGCTTGGCACACTGGCCGCGACAACCGGCATGTACTACAAGGGTCCGGGACACGCCACGAATGCCGCGAGCATCATGGATTCAGCGGAGTCAGCGACGGTGTGCGCCTTTAACGCGGGTAGCCTGACGCCCAAGACAATTTTGAATCTGGCGAGCAGTCAGACCGCCTATAGTCTGTGGCGCTCGACGGATGGCGATAGTATCGCGTCTGGGATTGCTATTACCAATTACACAGGTGACGGATTGGGTGCGCGGGTCATCCCGCTCTCGCTCAATGGACGGCGCCCGATGTTCGCGATTGTGCAGCCGCACAACGGAGTCGCGTATCAGCGGGACCCCAGTCATACCGGGTCTAATTCGAACGCGATCAACAGCAGTGCAGCGGCGCCAAGTACTACCGCCATCACTGCCGGGGATGTTGATCAGATCACAGTCGGAGCAACCCTAAATGCGGGTGCCGTGGTCTACGATGTGTTCGTCATCCCGGCACAGGTCGGTGGGACCGGATGGGGCACGAATCCCCCGGCACCAATTCCACTTGTGGATCCCATTCCCCCGGCAGATGAAAATCTTCCGCCAGCGAGCATGAACGGTTGGTGGACGAGTGCCATTAAATTCACTGGGGCCGCGACGATCACGTCGTTTCCGCCGACGAACCCGCACGACGCACGGGACTGGCAGAAGATCAACTTGTTTGCCACGGGGAATGCCGGGTTCAATGGGGGGTTTCCCGGTCCCGGCTGTAACGTCAACAACTTCCTGATTTACGCAGGAAACGACTATTCCGTTGGCGGCACCCAACCGACGATTCGAATCTTCGACGGGCTTTCGGATCGATTGATGATTACGGTTCCTGATGTGGCGGGAGTGAAGACCATTGCAATCATTGCGATGTTGGCAGTGGGCGACATCATCTACTTCACCACGCTCGATTCCGGCACGAGTGCCTCGGATTGGGCGGGGCGGGTCTTTGCGTTCAATACAACAACCCTGACCCTCAAGCTATTGGGCACGCAGTTCACGAGCGGGGCAGTACCTTACGCTCTCGCGTGGCACATGGGGCGGCTGTGGATGGGGACGAACAAGGGCACGGGGGCCGTTGGCACCGTGAATTGGTTCCGTCCGGATACCGATACGGCATGGACTACGGATTACACCCTGAGCAGCAGCAGCGTGGGTGGTGTGCAGTCGATGGCGAGCTATCAGGGGAAATTGTATGTCGGAGCGAATGCCACGGCTGCGATGGGGACGAATAAACTCCTCGTGCGGGATAGCTTGGGGGCGTGGAGCACAAGTTTCACCGCAACCGTTGCGGGAACATTTCGCGCAAGTAACGGCTTCCCCGCGATGGTCGTGTTCAATGACAAATTGTATGCGAGTTATTGGAACCCGGATACGACGGCCGATAGTTACATCAAACGGTTCGATGGCGCATCTTGGGCAACCGTATACACGGGGGCAGGCGTGACCTTGCGGCCGTTCATCGCATTGTTCGAATCACAGAAGACGCTGTTTGCTCTTGGCGGCGGAAGCGCATTGAGCGCCGCCTTAGTGAGCACACCGGACGGCGGTACATGGACGGATCTCACGGCGTTTCTCACGGGGCCGACAACCAGCACCGCATTGCCAATTATCGGAAAGATTGGGGCCTAACATGGCGGCAACGGTAATTCAGGCCGGTTCGACATTAGTGCTGTTGAGTGAAGCGGGAGTGCCAACGACGTTGGTGTTGCCCACTGGTGTGACGTTGCGGACGGATATTCCGCCCCGTTGGTGCCAGTTCAACAACTATCTGGTGTTGGTGAATACGCCGAGTCAACCGCTGATCATCGACAGCACGGGAAAGGTGCGGCTATTGAGCCCCAAGGCGCCCCGGCTGGCGTCAGTGCTCAGTGCTGTGGCTGGTGGCACTCTGACCGGCTCGTATGCCGGTGTGCGCTATACGTTCGTCACACTGGACGAGAATTTCAACATCATCAGCGAGAGCGACTATTCGCCAGCGAGCAACACACAGGCCGTGACCGCGCAGTTTCTGAAGGCGGCGAATTTGGATCTCTCGCCGGATGAGATTTCATTGCGGCGAATTTACCGGCCGACAAGCAACGGTGCGGTGTTGTTCCAGTGGGTGGATCTCAATGGGAACGTGCAGACCAGCATTCAGGATGATCTGGCGGATGCGGCCTTGTCGTTGTTCGGTGCTCCGATTCTTGGCACGCCCCCGAGATTGACGCAGATTGGGGAATTCCGCCAGCGGCTGTGGGGCGTCAGTGACTTGGACATTGACCACGTGCTATTCACCGAAGCGGGGGTGCAGTATGCGTGGCCGTCTGACAACCTGATCGCTATCCCGCAGATTGGCACCGACCGTGTGGGCATTAACTCGATGATCTCTCGTCGGGAAGCACTGGGGATCGGGCGCCGGAATATCCTTGTGCAGATCACCGGCACGGGGATCGAAGATCAAGACGGGATTGCGGACTTCGATGCGGTAATTTTGTCCCGCGAATTGGGTGTGGAATCGCAGGAGACAGTAAAGGTCTTTCGAGACACCGCGTATTTCTTGTGGAAGGATGGCGTCTATTCATGGGGGAGTGAAGGCATCAAGTGTGTGAGTGACCAAGGTGGCGTGCGGAGTTGGTTCGTCACCAACAGCTATTTCAACCGCGATAAATTCACCGTCGCCTTCGCGCATATTGATCCGGATCATCCACACTATCGGCTGTTCTTGTGCAGCGCGGGGAGCACCACGATCGATCGGTGGGTCGAATATGACATCAATGATGGCACGTGGTGGGGGCCGCACAAGACGGGGCTCTTTACCCCAACCAGCGCATTCGCTCGACTCGACGCGAATGATAAGGTCATTCCGTTAGTTGGCGGTCCCGCCACGGTGTACCAAGAGCAGGACACACGAACAGACGGTTCCAGCACCGCCATTGAATTCGATGCCGTGGGTAAGCAGCACTATGACAATGATCCAGACGTGGAGAAGTATTTTGGTGAACTGACAGTGCTGCAAAAGGCGCATTCCACGGGAACGATCCAAGTGACCAGCCGGGTTGGGGACTTGTTGAGCACGGTTCCAGTCAAGCCCACTCGGACCATCGTGCAGGACTGCTCGCAAGCTCGACCCCGTACACGACTGGGACGGCTCGGCAGTGGCAAGCATGCACAGATCGAAATCACCAATTCAGAAGTGGGTCAGGACGTAGACATCTATGGCTACGAGATCGATCCGGTGAACACCGTTGGCAAACGTTAACGTTCGTCCCATCCGTCCGCAGCAGCACCGGCTGAAGTGGCCGTTGACGCCGGAGCAGGTTGAAGGCATTGATGAAATGCTCGAAACCTTGTTCAAGGCTACGCGGGAGCTTCAACAGGGCGTGCGGACTGTATCGGAAGCGACTGGGGCCGTTGTGGCGGCAGCTGCGGCCGGATTATTGGCGCCGGGTGATAGCGACAGCAATGATTCGATCGTTCTGTCCATACCAGGAGCAGCGGGATTAACCGGCTCCGCAGGGGCTGCCGGTATTGCAGGCCCCGGCGTGTTTTTTCCGGATGATTCTGTAGATGAACAGTACCCGCTTCTTCCTGTGTACGATGTTGGACGAGTGACGACAAGTTTGGTTCTGCCGGGGGACCCATCAACTGCACAAAATGGAGTTATTTATAGGGGAAACACATTAGCCGCGAATCGGTTCCTTCACACGTTTGCTGATCCAGTGAATGTGTCGAATGGTCGAAATCTGTTTCTCGGTGTGGGAGCGGGGAGTTTTACTGTTTCCACAGGCGGGGGATCAGCGGATCTTGCTTCCTCGAATCTCGGAATCGGGTACAACGTACTCCAGAGTCTCACAACTGGATACGGAAACATCATTATCGGGGAAAGTTCCGGCGCACTTCTAACCACAGGATTTCAAAACGTTGGCATTGGTCGGCGCGTGCTCGAAAAGATTACTGGTGCGAGCAGTATTATTGCGATTGGATATCAGGCGTTTCGGGAATTGACCACAGGCACGACGGGTGTGGCGATTGGCTTTAACGCCGGACTTGCAACGACAACGGGCAGTAACAACGTTTATATCGGATCGAACACAGGAACGCTCAAAACCACGAGTCAGTTGAACGTCATTATCGGGCCGGATGCGTTTCAGACATCGGGCAACTCCGATAACAACGTTGGAATTGGTCGTCGTGCGCTGTTCAACGCAGCAGCTGGCACCGGGCAGAATACGGCGATAGGTTCACGGGCTGCGGACAGTGTGACAACCGATGACAATTGCACGTTCCTCGGCTACTTCGCAGATCGAAACGGCGGCTCTGCGATTGTGAATTCGATTGCCATCGGGGCACTTGCCAAGGTCAGTGCGAGCAACACATGCGTGATTGGCACAAGTGCGCTTGTCGCCACTCTGCTGAATGGAAGTGTGGGGATTCAGGTAGCGGCGCCAACGGCCGTTCTGCACCTGAAGGCGGGAACAGCGACCGCAAGCACCGCTCCGCTGAAGTTCAATTCGGGGACCCTGCTTACAACAGCTGAAGCGGGAGCAGTTGAGTTTCTGACCGATGCTTATTACGGCACCATCACGACAGGCGCCGCACGTAAGACCTTCGCGTTTCTCGAAAGCCCGGCCTTCACCACACCGAACATCGGTGCAGCGAATGGCGCGAGCCTGAGCCTGTCGAATACGATCAATTTGATCGCCACGGGTGGAGCCGCGACGGCAGGAACCGCGACCCTGGTTGCGGGCACGGTGACGGTCAACACGACGGCGATGACGGCTACCGCGTTGCTCTTCACACAACGGAAAACCGCTGGCGGAACCGTCGGGTTCCAGGTTACCTACACACAGGTGAACGGCACGTCGTTTACGATCAATTCCGACAGTGCCCTCGATACTTCGACGTTCAGCTGGATGATCGTGGAGACGCACTAACCATGATCTCGTTACAGAACGCCATTGTCGGTCGATCGACGGATACGAAACCTAGCTACCCGTCTGCGCAGTGGACGTTCCTTGAAGCCGACACGGGGAAATTCTTCACTGTCATCGGGGGCGTGTGGGTGGAGAAGCTGAATCCCAGTTACACCGCTCCGCTGAATAACTTCTCCACGACTAATCAGGTTGTACCTGCGGCGACACGAACCTACCTCACCGGAACGAAGATCGCGGTGCCACCCGGAAAACTTCGAGTCGGCACGATGTTTCGATGGACGGTGACAATCACCAAGACTGCTGCGGGGACGGCCGCGTCAACGTACGATATCGCGGTAGGGGTGGCTGGCACGACCGCTGATACCGCTCGGGTATCCTTTACCAAACCCGCAGGGACCGCAGCAGTCGATGAAGGAAAGGTCGTCATCGAAGCGATTGTGCGATCAATCGGTGTCGCGGGTGTGATGGTGGGGGAGTTTACTCTTGTCCATAATCTTGCGACAACTGGACATGCGACACGAGCCTGTGTGCTGCTGAATGCGCTTTCCGCTGGATTCGATACAACGGTTGCCAACCTGTTCGTGGGATTGTGCCTGCGGACCGGGGCTGCGGATGCTATCACGACTAAACTAGTACTAACGGAAGTTTTCAACCTCTAAGGAGTCTCGATGGCTAATGACGCATTTACACAGCAAGCACTTGCTCAAGATTCGACGTTCGAAGTTCGGGTGCGCACGGCACTCATCGCCCAAGCGATTATCGTGCTCGCGGAAGCTCCTTTGACAATCAGTGCAATCACCATTGCGGCAGACCCTGTACTCACAACATCGGCGCACGGGTTGGCGACAGGGAGGACAGTTTCGGTCACGATTGCCGGAAGTAATTCCACGCCGTCGATTGACGGGGTTCGTGCTGCTACGGTTGTGAGTGCGACTCAATTGAAAATTGTGGGCGGTAACACGACGGGAGCGGGCACAGCAGGAACGTTTACCCTATCCTTCCGTGCGATCTTTGCTCGGCAGGTATTGCAAGACTCGGTTCGGGAAGCCGTGCGGGTTGCTCCGATTCTTGTGACTCGTACCAACTTGATGGCGTTTACAACGTCGTATGACTTTCCTTCAGGGAAGATCGTCACGGCAGCAGGCGATCCGGACATCGCTTCGCAGGTTGCAACCGACTGGAATATCTACGCAGGGGTTTAAGAGAAGGGGAGTTTATGAAACAACGTATTGACGCCGTTATCGTGCAGGCAGTGATCGTGACCTACAACGACCAAGGTGAGCCGGTGAAGGAAGATACCAGCCAAGTGCTCAAGCTGTTTCGAGCGAGCACCCCGGCTATTTGGGAGCATTTTGACGAGTTATTGGCCGGGACTGCAAAAAACGTGCCAACTACGATAGAATAGGGCTGTCATGAATAACAAGGCTTTCCGGTTTGGGCCGACTGCGCTGACAACGACCCTGACCACGAACATTCTTAACCCGCCGACTGCCACGGGGGGTGTTGGAGCGGGATCGAGTTCGCAGTACATCATTCTGCGGCACATTCGCTTCGTGAATAAAACGGCGACGGCTGCAACCGTCTCCCTATGGCTCGGTGCGACGGGGGCGAATACCGCAGGTACCGAAGTCGTTGGACAAGGACTTAGTGTCCCGGCCAATTCCTTTGTTGATTGGTTTGGGTATTTACGGCTTGATGCGGCGGACTTTCTCGTCGGTGGAGCAGGGACGACAACCGCGCTGAGCATTCAGGGCGAAGGCGAAATTGGAGTAGCAGGGTAATGCCGAATTACAATCCGAATTCGAGTCACCAAGGCGGCCAAGCGCAGATCATCAACGGGTCACAGTATAAGCAAT